TAACGCCATTAATCTTTATTTTCGCAAATTATTTCTAAAAAAGCTGTTCTACCATCTATCTCATTTATTACTTTAGGAAAATAGAATTTGCCATCATAAGTTATTCTTGATTCCAAAGTTAAACTTGCAACATCTAAATTTCTTATATAAATATGTAATCTAGTCATTCCAGTAATTTTACTCGATTCGTCTGTTTTTTCACTTCCGCCTTTCCATTCGATGGCAGCCCAAACTGTACGAAAAAGGCTGTAAGACCTTGTTACTTCACCATAGCTATTTGCTGAGGTACTAACATTATGAATCTCAACTCTTCTATCTAGTTCGCCAATTGTCATCCTACTATTTGTACTTTATAAGTATTTAAAAGCCACTTAACATTTTGCGGCAATTCTGTTGCTATTCTACCTATTACAACACTAGACCTATTTTCATAAAAGTTTCCGATTGTCAAAAGAATAGCTTGTTTTATTATTTCTGGAACGTCACTTGCAGCCCCATAACCAACTGTATATCTTGCTATAACCGCATCATTTCTTTTTTTAATACTTGGAAAACTTTGACCATCAGCTAATTGGATTTGTGAAGGCTCATAACTTAACATTTTATCATAAACAGTTGCACTTAATGTTTGCAAATTATTATCAGTATCATAATATTTTACATATTGAACATCATTTACTTTACTTTTGAATAATGTTTCTAAGTCAGCAAAACTACTACAAGTTTGGTCAATTACTGTATTTATAAAAAATCTATTAGTGTACTCTTCACTAAGTTGAGTTGCAGCTCTTATTAAAGCATTAATATAAGTGTCATCCGCACTTGTATCAACTTTTAAATGTGCTTTTGCCTCAGTTAAACTTACTGGAAATGTACTAGCGGCTGTAATTACTTGATATGTTTTCATATTATTAAGTTATAAAAAAAGGAGTGATGGTAAGTCCACCACCCCTTTTCTGAATTAAGTATTAATACTAAGCCTCCAAGTTTTTCTGGAATGTTGTCGCTTGAACAGCAGCAGCATCTACTAAAGATGTGATGACCATTCTTGGCAATCCTTTTGCAGAATTTGTATATGGGTCAAATAGTATATCTAAACCACCAAATTGAGCAATATGAACTTTAGAGAAATCTCCAAATAAAGCAGCAGTTTTAGTAGCATCAACTCCAACACCAGAGTTTAAGTTAGATGTAATAAATGAAAAATATCCATTTAATGTTTTGTCTCTATTGTCATATAGAGGCGACACAGCATTAACTTGAGCTAACGATTTTACAGTTGAATAAGCAGCTGGATTTAAAATGTAAGCCATTCTAGCACCCTCTAAAGCAACATTTGCAGCTAATAAATCAGTTTCCATTTTTTCAACATTAGTAACAGAAATAGCAGTTGTTGCAACAGACGTAGCGTCTTTAAACAAAGATGTTGGTGCATTAGTAACGTCATCATTTCCTAAGAAAGCTGATTCCATAGTTGCAGCAATATTAGCCGCCATGTTTCTTTGTAAAGCAGCTTCTAATCCAGTATTTTGAATCATTGCCTCTTGGCTCATGTTTACAATAGAAATCAATTTTTTAGGGGACAGCGTGACCGCACTTGTAGTTCCATCTGTGCTTACAGTTCCACTTGACCCATCCTCAGAAACAAAAGTTGAATCTATTCCAGAAAATACTGGGAATTTCATATTATTGATTCCAGAGTAAAAATTAGCTCCAGCACTTGTTAAAACTAAGTTTGCCTCTAGTTGATCAGTAAACGCCATAGTTTGTGAAGAGTTTACATCAGAAGCATTAACATTCGCTCTTGTTAAAACGCTTGATGGTATTCCAACTCCTTTAACAGAGCCTCCAGTATATCTACATTCATTGATAGCCTCTTGGTGCATTTCTTTAACTATGCCATCCATGTTACCAGTATAAGCAGCTCTAGCAGCAGCTTGAAAAGTAAATTTTTCTAGGTCTTTGTCTTTCTTTGTAGCAGTAACTCCAGAAACAACCGCAGCGTTACGCTTGATAGTTTCCATTTTTTCAGCTCTTTCAATCTTAGCATCTAGGTTATCTATTTCTGTAAGT